AGGACTGCTGTTATATACTACAGATGCCCATGCATTTTTTAAATCGTCGGTTAAGTTTTCTTTATCACTTAGATAAACACTTTTATGATTTAATGTCAACATAGATTTTATCTTCTTGTCCCCAGGATGTGCTCTTACTATTATAGGACGTTTGGATTGTCTTCTAATTTTGTATATAGTCTCATTCATCCATTGGATAACATCAACACCTCCCATAGACCACCCGCCATTTCTCTGGAGGCATATTAAAATGTGTTCTCCATGTGTTCTCCATGGTTTAAGTACTAATCCTAGATCCTTACTGATCTGTTGCCACCTAGCTGGATCAACATCCCTATCAAAATAAAACCCCGTAGTTGGAAAAATTCCATCGAAACTATATCTTAGATAGTGCAAAGGATTTGATTTATTCACGTACAAAAATAAATTACTGTCTACTATCAACGATCGTTTATTATTTTTCTTTTGCAAATCAATTACAGATTTTCTTAATCTTAAATGAGGTAGATCTTTACCATCGTCGTGTACAAATCCCTGTATTAATGCAACATCGCAGGGCACAGCGGTCATTAATCTGTTATCAATTGCAGTGTCGCCAGCTGCACGTACACCTTGGCAAAAATAATCTAAAATCATAGGTTTTTCTAGATTATTATTTTTAGGAGGAATTCCTCCATAGTATGCCACGGCTGTGAATTTAGACATGATATTTCTTTAATATCTGAACTGCTGTACCGTCTATTAGTTCATCATAGGTAAATTGACTGTAGCTTAACATAGCTAACCAATTAGCGGTATTTCCTCTATAAAGATTGTTTACATCAGATAATTGATTTCTTGTCACTGGATTAGTTATATGTTTGTCTAAAGTTATTGCCGGAACTCCTGCCCATACCGATTCAGTAGCAGAGTTTGAATTAATACTAATAGTGCAGTAATAGTCTTCGTCGCATAGATGGTCATAAAGATTGGTCCTTATTTTTTTATTAGTCTTTTCTCTAAACACAATCTTTTTATCGGTATATTTTCTTAATTCTTCTTCGACTTTGTATCTCCATGTTTTCATGTCAACATGAAATATACCCGCAGCAAAATGTCCAGGCTCAACTACTAATATACTATCTCCCCCATCTCGCCATGGCGCTGGGTACGTGTTAAACATACCTAGTCGATCTGAAGGTGCATCGAAGTAGACTCCGTGATGCAAATGATTCCTAACTAGGCGATGCCATTTTTTGTGGGACTCTGCAAAATTAGTGTACCCGCTATCTATAAACCAGAATGGACGTTGATTATCTATTTTTGAAATTAATAAATCTTCGTTGCCTACGGTATTTCGTATCAAACAGTCTGCAGAGTAATCGGTATAATTGTGTCTCCGTATCATGACAGATGCGGGATCAATGTGGTATCCAACACTTTTGACAAAATTTTGCTGTTTATTTTTTCTGTACAACTCTAGTATTTTTTCTTCGCCTAGTGCTGTAATCAATCTTCCTACATTTCCATGTATTCTAGAAAAGTTAGCCTTTTTAGTATTAGTGATTTGTAAATTTACTTGATCCATGTAGTTGCGTAGATCAGAAGCCACAGCTTTTTTTAATCTCTCTTTAAATTTTGTTCTAAATTTACTGATATTAAATTTTCCAGGCCCATCTCTTTTTTCTAATATCCATCCGATAGTTAATGCCGTTTCTCTTTCATCCATGCGTATATGATTACACGATTCATAGAGATCCATTAGGCCTAGTAAAAAATATGTTATTTCTTTATCGTTAATTAATAATTGCATTTTTAATCTTTCTTTAAAATTTTCCAAGCCGTACCATTGCTTATTTCTTCAGCTGTAAACTGTCCATAGGCCAACGACTGACAATGTTTTTGTATTAGCTTTTCTTTAGGGTAATACGGTGAATTTATCTTTGTTAAATCAGTTTCGGCTAACGGAGATGCCGCACAAGATACTGAAACAAATGCTGGAACACCGTAAGCTATAGACTCCATAGCTGCAATGCTGTTAAACGTAACTGTGGCGAATACGCCGTCGTCAAGTGCGTCATAAATCGAGTAATGTTGACGTTGACCTCTAGAACCTTTTTCTCTAATTACAATTTTTTTATCGGTGAGTTTCTTAATTGTTTGTATAGTAGAGTTTTTCCATTCTTCATAATCTATTCCGAAAAAATCACATGACTTAGGGTTAGGAATTACAACTAATATTTTGTCTCCGGGTTTTTTCCAACCCTTCCATGCTAATCTAGGATCAGACTTTACAAGAGAATTCCATCGATCGGACGGAAAATCTTCAATGACTGATTTTTGCAATTCATTCTTAACTACCCTATGCCATATCTTTTTTCCACTAGGATTTCCCGGACTAAAAAAATTTCCAAAGTATCCTGTATCCATATAATAGAAATCTCTATTTTGTGATTCGGCTGCACGAATATATTTTCTTTTGATAATGCCACGAACAACTAATGCTGAACTTGTATCATCGTAATTAGTACTACATTCATGATTAGTGCTGTTGACAAACGATTCTTCCCAACTAATATCTTCTACCATAGTTCCTCTAACATTTGTTTTGCTTTTCCTGAACGCATTTCGCCTATGTGAAACTGTCCATATGCAAGATGACAACCCCATGCATATAGTTTATCGTGGTCTGGATAATATGGTGTATCTATTTTGCTTAAATCTTGAAGGCTAACTGGACTGGCAGCGTTAGCAGGTGCTAACGTGAATGCTGGAATTCCTTGGAATATAGATTCCGAAGCAGCAACGCTATTAAAAGTTACTAAAGCAAATACATCGTCATTAAGTGCCTGTTCTAATGTATCGTGCACCACTCTATCAATTCGATTTGGTGCACGTTCTCTAACAACTACAGGCCTATCAGTATGTTGTTTGATAGTATCTACAGTGTCTTGCACCCATTGATCTAAATCAATTCCGTAATACTTACAAGGCTTTTCGTCGGGTTTTGCCACTAAGATTTTTCTTCCGTCTTTCTTCCAAGGATTGAATTTCTTATTAAAAATTTTAAATCGATCATCGGGTCGTGTAGTTATCTCACCGTGTTGTAGATCGTTCTTTACAATACGATGCCAATATTTCCAGCCGTTGGGATTACTAGTAGTTCGTTCGTTGCCAAAATATCCAGTGTCGACATAATAAAAAGTACGCTTCTCAGAAATACATTTCTTTATAATTCTTTTCTTTAAAATTCCGCGAAGTACAATAGGACAAGACGATTCTTCAAAGGTGAATCTAACAGGATCTATAGGACGTTCTCCGCACCCAGCTGCAAATTGATTAATATAATCATCCTCTGCTCCTTTACTTAAGAATATCCACTTATTCATAGATTATGCTGCAAGCAGTACTCTGTATAGATACGTTCTCGATGCCATTCATCGCCCATTGGTGTTGTTGCAAATTCGTGAAAGCTAGGAGTACCTAGTGTGTAATGAAGTAATTTAGCGTTTGGGTTAGCGCCAAATTCGTCGGGCAACCAATTCCACTCTTTAGGCAATTCACCAATTTCTGAATTATCTAACCAAGTAAATCTGTGCAGTTGCGCACCAGTAGCTGATTGAATAAATTCCGGAGTAATCTGCGTATTCTTTGGATGATTGCAATTCCAAAGAATAACACTAGACCAATTCTTTCTAGGATAATTTTCGTTTTTAGCACCAAGATACTTTTCTGTCATTTTAGTTTGATAATCATGTTTAACTACCATTACTGCTTTGCTTTCGTCTCGGAGAGCCCACAACTTTTCAATGTCATCTCGAACTAACATATCGCCGTCCATAAAGATTGCCCAACCGTTGTATTCCATAAGATGTGGCACAAGGAAACGACTATAGATAAACTGATTACTACCATCGGTGTGTGTCTCTTGATAATCTTGCATATTAGTTAATGCTAGTGGAGTAAACGAAACTGGTTTACTAGAATGTCTAATAATACTATTAGAGCATACATGGTATGCAATGGCCTCACGGTGGTCATAACCGATAAAAATGTTAATCATTTTCTTTCTATATCCTCTTCGATGCATTGTTCTCCGTATTGTATTTCTACAATTCTACAAGGTGTATGATACGGATTAGTTAGTTGATGCCAGTCGTGTACTGGTATTTTAAATTCATTGTGTATTGATAGCTCTTTGCTTGGAAGTGCATAGCCGTCAGGCATGGTACTATTCACTACACAGTTCCCTTCGCTAACAATCCAATATTCTGCACGATGCTGATGTCGTTGCATACTTAAACTGCAACCTGGATTAACCGTTAGTTCTTTGACTTTCATGCCCGGCACTTCGTGTAGCACACGATAGTATCCCCACTGACGTTCAGTCTTAGGTGCTTTCCATTCTTGTAATATCCAGCTACTTGAGTTCTTTTTGTCCTCACCACCGACTCCAAATACAAAATCTAAGTGGAGCATTTCTTCAAGTAGATCCATCTCTGGAATATTTTCTTTTGTTCGATCTCCGCCGTTAGCAAAGATAATTTGAGCATTTGGATGTATTGCTCTAACTTTCTTAATGGCATCCTTAGCGCTGTTATCACTGTCATCAAAGTTAATAACCCGATCAACAGTATGGAGTGCTGCTATGATAGTTGCACGTTCTTCCCAGGGCATGAATTCTTGCCCTTTCTTTCGACGTAGCCATTCGTCAGAGTTTACACCGACGACTAAGGAATCGCCAAGTTCTCTAGCTGCATTGAGGTAGGCGATATGCCCGGAGTGTATTGGGTCAAAGCCACCGGTAATTAAAACGATCTTTTTCATGCAGATATTTATCTGCTACTATTATGATCGAACTTAAAGTGTGGCGTCTTCTAATCCCGCAGTGCGTAGTTTGACAATATTACTCAATTGCCACTGCTTAATGTCTAATGCTTTGATAATGCCTAGCCACTTGTTGCGGAGTAGAGCAAAATCGTTGATAATTTTCTCAAAGTCTACAACGTCAGCTTCACCTTCAACAAACTTTTCACAGTCCCTTGAAGATAAAGCTCGTTGATAGTTTTCCAAATACTTGCGAAAATGTTGACTACGAAGTCTACGAAGTTCAATGTTTAAGTACTCAAGGATACCTTCAATCTCTTGAAGTTGGTTAAATCGGTTTTCTACAATGCCAGGCATTTGCGCAGAGGCCTTCTCGATGCTTCCCGCTACGCGGACATCTTGTTTTGCTTGAATTAATTCAGCTTCATAATAAGCCACAGCATCAGGTATATATGAAATATCCTTCGAAACCCGATCATACCAATTCATTTATTCCTCATCTTCGTAATAATCATCTTCTTCTTCAATTTCCTCACCATCAATTGCATACTGGATGGCTTCGTCTAGGTAAGGATCTACTCCCTGTAGACTTTCTAGAATAGTGTCTTTAATACCGTGATCTAGTAGAGTATTAACAAAATCACTAGCCACACCCCCTCTAGATTTTTCTGGTATATGTTCTACTATTACACTCCAAATATCTGCAATTAAATCTTCTTTCATTCATTGACCTCCAAGTCTGATTCAA